GAGTCTATTAAGATGTATGGTCACGACGTATATTATTGTCCTCGAACGCTGATTGCAAAAGATGATGTATACGAAGAAGATTCATTATCACAGTACAACAATAATTATTTAATTGACATGTATATTCGTAGCTATGAGAGCTATGAAGGTGACGGTCAATTCTTATCGAAATTCGGACTTGAAATCAGAGATCAAGTAACGTTTACAGTATCTGTTCGTAACTTTATGGACGAGATCGGAAATGTTGAGATGATCGATCGTCCTCAAGAAGGTGATCTTATCTATCTTCCGATGGCCGACCGTCTGATGTATGTCAAGTATGTCAATAAGACTCCTGTCTTTTATCAGATGGGATCGATTCAGATGTATGATCTTGTCTGTGAAATGTTCGAATATAGCGGAGAGCAACTGAATACTGGAATTGCTGCCATTGATAACATCGAGAGAGATCTCAGCCTTAGCCTCGATCTATACAACATTACCACTTCTGACGGACTCATTCTTATCACTCAAGATGGAACTCCTATTATTCAAAGCGGTTATAGTTTCGAAACACAAGCTGGTGATCCATTCGAAGACAATACCGAGTTCGAAGTCGAAGGCGACAGTATTCTCGACTGGACGCAGATAGATCCTTTTAGTGAAGGTAACGTATAATGTTTGGAAGAACATGGAATCATGATAGCTTAAGAAAGTATATCATCGTATTTGGTACGGTGTTCAACGACATCTATATCAATCGCCTGGATAACAACGAAGAAATAAGACAGACTCTGAAAGTTCCTCTGACTTATGGTCCAAAGGATAAGGTTCTAGCAAGACTCGAGCAAAATCCAGAAATGTTAAATCAAGTTGGTATTGTTTTACCTCGTATCTCATTCGAGATGACGTCCTTAGAATATGATCCTACTCGTAAGCTGAATACTCTCAACAAGCTGACAAAGCAATCTGCCACTGCAGGCACAGACGACGAAGTCAAGTATCAGTATATGCCTGTTCCATATGACATGCAATTCGAGATGAACATCTTAGTTAAGAACGCAGAAGATGGCACACGCATCGTAGAACAAATCGTGCCTTACTTTACTCCTGACTTTACAGTCAGTGTCAATCTTGTTCCTGAGATAGACAGTGCACGTGATATTCCTATCATTCTGAATAGTATTACTTCTCAAGATCAATACGAAGGCAGCTTCGAACAAAGAAGAGCGTTGATTTGGACACTCAGCTTTACAATGAAGGGCTGGTTATATGGTCCTACGAAGAAATCAAAACTAATTAAACTCGCAGAAACAACGTTCAGACTTCCTGAAGATGTTACGACAGGTAACACAACAAATACATCGAATACAATCGTAGTCGCATCTCGCCCAGGATTAACGGCGAATGGAACGGCTACTAGCAACACCGCGGCAAGTATTCCGTACGATGAAATTATAAGTACAGATGACTATGGCTTTATTAATACAATTACTGAGAATATCTAATGAGCAATGAACTTGATAAATTTTTAAACATCGCCTCTGGCGATAACTTACCGACTGTGATCGAAAAGAAGATGAGTACGCAAGTCTCAGCCGACTTCGAGTATGCTCGCGAGAACATGATGGAAGTCATCAATAAAGGTCAAGAAGCACTCTTTGATTTGATGGATGTGGCCAAACAAAGTCAGCATCCTCGAGCATATGAAGTCTTGGCAACCATGATGAATACGATGGTGGCAGCAAGCAAGGACTTAGTTGATCTTCAGGCCAAAAAGAAGAAGATCATGGAAGATGATCCTTCTGCTTCTCCTCAGCAAGTCACAAACAATCTTTTCGTAGGTTCGACTGCCGAGTTACAGAAATATCTGAAGCAGCACAAAGATGGCGAGTGAAAACTATCTCGGGAATCCGAGGCTCAAGAGAGCAGATACAAAGGTCGAGTATACTCCCGAGCAAGTCGCAGAGTACATTAAGTGCTCTGAGGATCCGATCTACTTTATCTTAACTTACTGTAAGATCGTGAACATCGATAAGGGTCTGATCATGTTCCCGCTCTGGGAATTCCAGAAGGAAATGATCCTTGCATTCGAAGAAAATCGCTTCGTAATCTGTAAGATGCCTCGTCAGGTTGGTAAGACGACTACTGTTGCCGCTTACTTGCTTTGGAAGATCGTATTCAACGAAGAATACTCGATCGCTATTCTGGCCAACAAAGACAGACAGGCTCGAGAGATTCTTGGCCGTATTCAGTTGATGTTTGAGCATCTTCCGAAGTGGCTTCAAATGGGTGTTACCGAATGGAATAAGGGTAACATTAAGCTTGAGAATGGATCTGAAATCCTTGCTTCGGCTACCTCATCATCTGCTATTCGTGGTACTTCTCAGAACATGGTTTACCTCGACGAGTTTGCCTTCGTTCCGACCAACATCCAAGACGAGTTCTTCGCTTCGGTTTATCCTACCATTTCATCCGGCCAAAGTTCGAAGGTTCTCGTGACTTCGACACCGAACGGTATGAACATGTTTTACCGCATTTGGACAGAGTCTGAAGAAGGTAGAAATGCTTATGCTCGTGTCGACGTTCACTGGTCACAGATTCCTGGCCGTGACGAAGCATGGAAAGAACAGACGATCAGCAACACGTCTGAAGAACAGTTCAGACAAGAATATGAGTGCGAGTTCCTTGGATCTTCGAACACTCTGATCCATCCTACCAAACTTCGTAACATGGTCTATAAACATCCGATTGCACAAGCAGACGGCGGACTCAAGATCTATGAAGAACCAGAACCAGATACAATCTATGCTATCGTAGTTGATACATCTCGAGGAGCAGGAGCCGATTATTCTGCTTTTATTATTGTCAACGTATCGACGATGCCTTATCGACAGGTGGCCGCATATCGAAATAACTTGATATCGCCGATGATCTATCCGAACATCATTTATAATGCGGCTATCAAATATAACGATGCTCTTGTTCTTGTTGAGACGAACGATATTGGTCAGCAAGTGGCCGACATCTTACACTATGATCTTGAGTATGACGGTGTTCTCGTAACTGCAAATAACGGCAGAACGGGCCAAAGTCTGTCAGGAGGTTTTGCTACTACCACTCACTATGGTGTCAAGACTACGAAGCAAGTCAAAAGAGTTGGTTGTGCCACGCTCAAGACTCTCGTAGAATCTGATAAGTTCTTGATCTATGATTATGATACCATCTATGAGCTGACTCGCTTCTCACTCAAGAATAGTTTAAAAGGCAACCAGTCATACGAAGCAGAAGACGGTAACGATGATATGGCTATGTGTTGTGTTCTCTTTGCTTGGTTGACTACTCAGCCATATCTGAAAGAGATTACCAACGTCGACATTCGTATGCAGATTTATGAACAGAATGAGAAGATGCTCGAGCAGCAGATGCTTCCATTCGGACTGATGAGCACGGGTGATGACATTCATGATGAAGAAGTGAACGAACCACTCTTCGACGGTGGACCAAAAGACGACTTTTGGGTTGCCAAGAAGATGGGATTCTTTGAAGGAAACTTTTGATATGAAAGATGAATACGGACTTAATCTCAGAAAATTAATTAAACCCATGAAGTATGCGCTGAATAATCCTGGGAAAGCTTTAATTTTTATTTTACAAGTAGTGCGTCATGGCAGTGGACCTTCTTTAAAATATACGTATAAAAAGATGCTCGAAACTCGGACGGGTGGAGAGATGGCATATAAGTCTGAAGAAATATCAGAATATTTGCCTGGTCTTGTGGATAGACCTGAAAAATCTGTTGGTAAGGCCGCAGCTGATTGTTTTCAACATCATCGATTAGCTATTGTAGCAATGAGTAGAAAAAATACTGCTGATCAATGGATTGAAGCTAAACATCCTTACAGTTGGATGGCGAGAAGATATCGTGATACTCATGACATATGGCACATTTTAACAGATTATCCTACAACCGCAGAAGGAGAAATGTGCATGATAATGTTTTCTTATGCACAAACACGCTCGCTTGCATGGTTAGTAATTAGTTTAAGTATCTTGTTCACACTTTTAATAAGACATCCTTTGGAAGCTTTTACTCGAATTAGAATGGTGTATGAAGCATATCGAAATGGCAAAAGAGCTAAGTTTCTATTAGCCGAAAATTATGATGAACTACTATCTGAAAATCTAGATTCTGCTAGGGAACGACTGAACATCCGCTTGCCGAAAGCCTTTGTTAACAGATCTCCTAATTTTTTGAAGTTATAAATAAAGCAAATGCAACTTATATGACTAACCTTTAAAGGGAGATAACAATGGCGTTTCAAGTCAGCCCGGGAATTAACGTTTCTGAAATTGATCTTACAACATCTGTTCCGGCACTTGCGACTACGGTCGGCGGTTTCGGCGGAGTATTTCGTTGGGGACCAGTAGGAAAGTTTGTTCTTGTAGATTCAGAAAATACACTCACAAATCGTTTTGGTAAGCCGAACTCGGATAACTACGAAACGTTCTTCACAGCAGCCAACTTCCTTTCATACGGAAACGCACTGTATGTGTCGCGTGCAGGAACCACATCAGGTTTTGCTAATAGCTCGTCTATTACTCTTGACAGTGACGTATCGCTTGCTGCCAACGGTAATGCTCTTGGTCTTACTGCCGGTGTTCTCGTACAAGGTGACGGCATTGCTGATAACACCTTTGTAACAGCAGTAACTAACAGCTCGATCACTATCTCGAAAGCAGCTACTACAAGCGGTTCATCTCTGCTTTCATTCATTGCAAACAACCGCGTTCTATCTGCTTATGCTGGTAATACAGCTACAGTAGTGACATCAAGTGTAGTAGTAAAGAATTCAGAAGATTTCGAAAACCTAAATGCAAACGCCAGCAACTTCACAGGAACCGAGTTCATCGCTCGTTATCCTGGTGCACTCGGCAACTCGCTGAAGGTTTCGATGTGCGACAGCGCAGCTCAGTATGCTGAGACAGTTACATTTGAAACTAATACCACTTATGGTTCAACAACAGCAAACACTTATGCTCTTGCAGATCTTACAAGCGCTACGATGTCGATCGCTGTGGGTAGCAATACTGCTAACGTTGTCTTCGTATGGTCGGGAGACGATTTCGCCGATCGCGTAGCCAATTCTTCAATCGCGCGAGTAGTTGGATCAAACGGTGTATCAACTAACTTCATCTCGCTTGCAACCGCAAATACGCTGTTCACAAATGGTGATGCAGTATGGTATGCAAGAGGCGCAGCAAATAGTGTAAACAGTATTCAGGGTCTATCTGAAGGCACAACTTACTTTGTTATTGCAGCTAATACTACTGGTCTTTCACTGTCACTCACTTCTGGCGGTTCAGCGGTTGCTATCTCGAACGGCGCTGCCAACGCAGACGTATACTTCACTAAGCAATCTGCAACAGACCTTGGTCTTACACTTGCACAAGCACGTCTTGCGGTTACAGCAGTTCGCGATAAGATTTCGGTGGGCGACTACGTAGAAGTTGGTAATACTGACGTTGGTAAGCAGAACATGAAGGTTACTTCGAAGGGCGCACAAGCTGACGATGGTACGAACATCTTCTTCAATATCGGTTTCGATACCACTTGGAACAAGTCGACTAACTTCAGCGGTACTTCGCTGAAGCGTCAATGGGAATACTTCAACGTTGTAGAATCTGCTCCAGGTGTATCTTCATCGATGACAAATGCGGGTCGCACTGTTACTGACGAAGTTTCAGTTGTTGTAGTTGACGAAGATGGTCTGATCAGCGGAACACCTGGTCAAGTTCTTGAAATCTACCAAAACCTTTCACGTGCAACAGATGCCAAGAAAGATGACGGTACGACCAACTACTATAAGACTGCTATCAATGACTTCTCACGTTGGGTTTGGGCAACAAAGGACAGAGCAGGAGCTGCTTCAGCTATTCTTGCAGATCTTGCTGAATCGACCAACACAACGACATATACAAAGTCGTTTGTTCGCGGTGTAGACGGCGCGACAGAAGGCACCGCATCGCTGGCCGCTCTTGGTGCTGCATATGATCTCTTTGCAGATGCAAGCACAGTAGATATTTCTCTACTTCTTCAAGGTAAGGCAACTGGTACTAATGATGTTCAGCTAGCTAACTATCTGATCGATAATATTGCAGAAGTTCGTAAGGACTGCGTAGTGTTCGTTTCTCCAGCATACTCTGATGTTGTAGGTGTGAATACAGAAAATGCTCAAGCACAGAATGTCGTAGATTTCAGACGTCTTCTACGTAACACTTCATACGCTTTCATGGATTCTGGTTACAAGTATCAGTACGACAAGTATGCAGACGTATATCGCTACGTTCCACTGAACGGTGATATTGCTGGCCTTACAGCTCGCAGTGATAGCCTCAGAGATCCTTGGTTCTCTCCAGCTGGATTCACTCGCGGTCAAATCAGAAATCTTGTTAAACTGGCATTCAGCCCTGGCAAAAATGACAGAGATCTTCTATACAAGAACGACGTCAACCCAGTGGTAACATTCCCAGGTCAAGGAACAGTACTCTACGGAGATAAGACTCTTCTAGGTCGTGCAAGTGCATTCGATCGTATTAACGTACGTCGTCTGTTCATCGTTCTTGAAAAAGCAATCGCTACAGCTTCAAACTCTACTCTGTTTGAATTCAACGACGATTTCACAAGATCACAGTTTGTTAATCTGGTTGAGCCATATCTTCGCGACGTTCAAGGTCGTCGTGGAATCTTTGACTTCCGCGTGGTTTGTGACGAGACGAACAACACTGCTGAAGTAATCGACAGCAATCGCTTTGTTGGAGACATCTACATCAAGCCTGCCAAGTCGATCAACTTCATCCAGCTAAACTTCGTCGCCGTAAGATCTGGTGTCGAGTTCAACGAAATCGCTGGCCAGTTCTAATAAATAAGATAAACCTAGGAGGAAAGTAAATGGCTTTTAATATCAATGAAATGAGAAGCCAACTAGCTTTTGGCGGTGCAAGACAAAACCTGTTCCAAGTGGATATTTCAAATCCCGCGAACAATGCTGGAGATCGAAAAACAAGATTCATGTGTCAGGCAGCTCAGCTGCCTGGCTCTGATCTTGGAGTCATTCCAGTGTTTTACTTTGGTCGTCAAATGAAGTTAGCTGGTGACAGAACGTTCGCCGAGTGGACAGTAACAATCATCAACGATGAAGACTTCCTGATCCGTAACGCAATGGAAGAATGGTCGAATGCTATCAATCGTCTACAACGTAACGTAAGAGAAATTGGCCCTGGATACAAGTCACAGGCGACAGTTACTCAGTTTGGTAAGGACGGTTCGAAGATCCGTACTTATGATTTCAACGGAATCTTCCCAAGTAATATCAGCCCAATCGAACTTGACTGGTCTACAACCGATCAAATCGAACTGTTCCAGGTAACGTTCCAATATGACTACTGGTCAGTTGGTAGGGTCGGACAGACAGGCGATGCCGGCGGTGATTAATAAGTAAAGGGTAATCATTCCCTTTACTTTTTTCGTTATTTAAATTGGAGAACCCATGGCCGAGTTATTTGGTTTTGAAATTAAAAGAAAGCAAGAAGAAAAAGAGCTTCCATCATTTGCCCCAAAACAGGACGATGATGGAGCTCTTGTTCTTGCCGAAGGTGGAGCCTATGGCCAGTATGTTGATATGGAAGGTGCCATTCGCACCGAGTCAGAGCTCGTCTCGAAGTATAGAGAGATGGCTCAGCATCCAGACATCGAACTTGCTGTCGATGATATTATCAACGAAGCTGTTGTTATTGATCCAAAGAAAGAAGTCGTATCTTTAAATCTTGACGACTTAAAGCAACCAGACAAAGTCAAGAAACTTATCCTCGATGAGTTTGATAAAGTGCTCGAGTTGCTCGAGTTTAATCAGCATGCCTATGAAATTTTCCGCAAGTGGTATGTCGACGGTAGAATATTCTATCACTTAATGATTGACGAGAAGGCTCCTCGCGAAGGCATTCAAGAACTGCGCTACGTAGATCCTCGCAAACTTCGTAAAGTCAAAACTTACAAGAAAAGAAAAGCCGCCAAGGATTCGAACGTCATTATTCCTGCTACGGGCGAAGAGTTCTATATCTACAATGAGAATGGTTTCGGTAAAGTACCAACTCAGCCTAACTATCAAGATCCTACTACACAAGGCATTAAGATAGCGGTCGATGCTATTATCAACGTATCTTCTGGCCTTGTCAATGTCAAAGGTGACATGGTTCTTGGTTATCTACAGAAGGCTATCAAGCCTCTCAACCAGTTAAAGGCGATGGAAGACTCATTGGTCATCTATCGTATCTCACGTGCACCTGAACGTCGTATCTTCTACATCGACGTCGGTAACCTACCTAAAATGAAAGCTGAGCAATATCTTCGTGATGTGATGACTCGCTTTAAGAATAAGGTAGTGTACGATGCAGGAACCGGAGAGATCCGCGACGATCGTAAGCACATGACAATGCTCGAAGATTTCTGGCTACCTCGTCGTGAAGGCGGAAAGGGCACAGAAATCACTACTCTTCCAGGTGGACAAAACCTCGGACAGATCGACGATATCGTTTATTTCCAACGTAAGCTTTATAAAGCTCTGAACGTTCCTATTTCTCGTCTTGATCCTGAACAGGCGTTCAACTTCGGAAGAGCCACTGAAGTAACTCGCGACGAAGTCAAGTTTTCTAAATTCATTACTCGCCTTCGTGCAAGATTCTCTGATGTTTTCAATAAGATTCTTGAGAAGCAACTGATTCTGAAGGGTATTATTACCTCGGAAGATTGGTCAGAGTTTAAATACAACTTTAAATATGAGT